CCACCTTCGCTGACTGTCTTTGTCCATTCAATACAGCCATTATCCAAAACCTTGCTGTTTTTATAGAATGTGTCTACTGTTATTTGTCTATTAATGCCAAAAGCAATTGCTGCATCCTTCTTACTTAGCATAACGCACCTCCACAGGGAATGTGTATTGCTCTATACGCTTGGCTAGTCTTTCTTCTTCTACTGCCTTTGGATTGGTACCCTTGGCTCTTGGGTTGGTTCCAAGTTCTCTTGTACTTACCCTTTTTTTGCGTGGGCCAAGGATTTTGCATACCTCTGGTAAATGCATTACTAGGGATTGGTCTTTATGCCAAAGAATCGTCTCACCTGATGAGATGCCTCTATTGCAGACACAACAGGTTGATTGGTATTTGTTAGTGATTTGTCGCCAATTAAAGTCTTGATGTTGAAGTCCTTCAATGGTCTTATTAACACGATTAATCTTCTCATGCTTACTGTAACTCATATATCTCTCATTTCATAATAGTAGGTAATAAAGTAGTTGATAGCACCTTTCCTGAGTACAGCCCTTCCCTTATAAATTAATATAAGAATTAGACTGAACCAGAAAAGGTATTAATCTTTCCTTCGCTTGGAGTTTAGCCCTTGATATTATCTCCGAAACTGTCCAAGGATATAAGTATAGCAGATGTTTTAGAGGGTTGTCAAGAAAGGGCTTAGCCCCAGCAGGTGAAAGAGAGTAACGCCTGCCAGGGCTAAAATCATCACTAGGAAAGTGTTGATACTTAATTATAGCACAGGGCCTAAAACCCTGTCAAATGGGCCTTAGAAGGCGTTTAAAGGCACTCTCTTCCAGGTTGCACTACCAGGAGCACCACCTATAACACAAATATATAGATAGTCAGCATCAAAGGCAAACTGACCTGTGTTTCCACCACCAGTAGATGAGCCAGGTCCTGCTGGGCCAGTGATAGCAAATGTGCCGTTAATCTTCATAACATTGCTTCCAGCACCAGTTGGGTCAAAGTCTAATGTGATTGCTTCTACAGAAGCAGCAGCATTTTTCTTAAATACAAGTCTATTTGAGTTTCTGTTGATATATGTTTCACCAACTTGAAGAGTATTGTTTGCTGTAAGATTTCCAGTAGTTGTAAGAGTTCCATTAACTGTTACACTACCTGCAGAAAAATCTCCACCGATCAATGGTGTTGTTGTGCTTGAATTAGCAATATAAAGTTTATTGCTTTGTGTTTCATTTAATCCAGCCTGATAACCAATAAAGACACCTGATGAGCCTTGTGTACTTGTTCCTGCTTGATATCCAACTGCTGTGTTATTTGAACCATTTTGGTTATTTTGTAATGCACCTCTACCAATTGCTGTGTTTCTTTGTGTAGTAGTAACAGAAGCAACAGGAGTACTAAAACCTGAACCAGTAAGCAATCCTGCAGGATAACTAAATAATGCAGGATTTATAATTAATGTTTGACCAACAGTATATCCAGAACCTGGGTTAACACCTGCTGTTATTGTAATAGAACCACCAGAAACAGTCATGTTAACAAGAACTGGATTACCATAATAATTAAAGTTTTGTGGATATAAAGGAACATTGTTATATGTTCCATCAGTATATCCAGAACCACCAACAACTGTTCCAACAGTCAATACACCAGAACCATTAAATTGACCTGTTCCAGTACCTACAAATACTTGTTCTGAAGTTGTTCCTGTAAAAGCACCAGCACCATTACCAATTGCAGTATTTAAGTTACCACTTGTAAGACCAGCAAAAGCATTTCTTCCTACGGCAGTATTTGAATTACCTGTAGTAGATTCCATTGCAGCGTAACCAATACCTGTATTGCTGGCTCCTGTTAAATTATTTCTAACAGCAAATGTGCCAATTCCAGTATTAAAACCACCAGTTGTGTTTGATGCCAATGCTGCTGCACCAATTCCAACATTGTTGCTTGCTGTTGTGTTTGCAGCAAGTGAACCAGAACCAATAGAAATATTGTTATTTCCAGTTGTATTTAGTGCAAGCGCAGCCTGTCCAACTCCAATGTTGTCGCTTCCAGTAGTGCTACTTAAAGCACCTGAACCAAGTGCTGTATTGCTATTTCCTACCGTATTTGCAACAAGAGTATTAGAGCCAAAGGCTGTGTTGCGAGAACCTGTTGTAACTGCCTGAAGAGCATTGTGACCAACAGCAATATTTTGAGTACCTGTTGTATTGTTTTGAAGAGCATTGTTACCAATTGCAGTTAAGGTACTAACAGTTGTTATATTATCAAGTGTATTAAAACCAAGTGCTATGTTGTTTTGCCCTGTAGTAAGTGCGTCCATTGCATTGGTATTGTTAAACTTAATGTTATTTGTGTTAACAATTACTGTTCCGTCTGTTCCTGCAGGTCCAGTATTTCCAGTTGCTCCTTGGATTCCCTGGATTCCTTGCTCTCCTTGAATACCTTGAATTCCCTGATCGCCAGTATCTCCTTTAGGGCCAGGTTCGCCTTGGATTCCTTGAGGGCCAGTTTCTCCTTGAATACCTTGAATTCCTTGGTCTCCAGTATCTCCTTTAGGACCTTCAGGCCCTTGGATTCCTTGTTCTCCTTGAATTCCTTGTGGCCCAGGCTCTCCCTGGATTCCCTGAATTCCTTGTGGGCCTTCAGGACCTTGGATACCAACAGCACCATTAAGATTTATTTGCCATGAATTAAATGTTCCAGAACCTGTGTGATTAGTTACATGGACATGCATTTCACCAGTTGCACCATTATAAGAAATAACCTGACCGTGCATGTGTTGTTCATCAGCGTGTGCAATAATTACTGATTGCTCAATTGAATAATCTAAATTTAAATCTACTGTGTAAAGAGTTAAGTCAGCAAAGTTACCAAGAGTTATTGATGTTGTAGATGTTGTTGCATAACGGTCTCCGTCAGCACCTGGACTTCCTGTGTCTCCAGTATCGCCTTTTTCGCCTTGAATTCCTTGGATGCCTTGAATTCCTTGAATTCCTTGGTCGCCAGTATCGCCTTTAGTTCCTTGAATTCCTTGAGGCCCTTGTGGGCCAGTATCTCCAGTATCGCCTTTAGGACCTGTAGCACCAGTGTTTCCTGTATCACCTTTGATTCCTTGTATTCCTTGAATACCCTGAATTCCTTGAATTCCTTGAATACCTTGATTTCCAGTATCGCCTTTAGGCCCAGTTGCTCCAGTAGCACCAGTGTTTCCTTGTGGTCCAGCAGGTCCAGCAGGGCCTTCAGGTCCGATAGGGCCTTGAGCAATTGAAATACCTGCTGCATAAACCTTAATCTTTTCAGGAGAAAGAACTTCAACTTCTCCGTTTAGTAGTGGTGATTCAGATGTAACTTTGACATAACCAAGAGTCATCGTGTCACATCCTCTTCTACTGCAATTCTTCCTCTAAGTACTGTGGAAACCTTGTCGTTTACTGAATTAACGCCCTCAATATCAAAATAACTAGTCAATGGAAGGTCTGAGTTATCAAGGATAATTGTTAATGCATTCTCGTTCTTTGTTACACTAAGAGTTTCTAAGACTGCTACATCTGATGGATATTCTCTAACTTTACCAGTAAAATCCCAGTCTGTTAGGTCAAGAGCAGCGTCATTCTCGTCTACAAGAAGAACAGTCATTTCTGTGGTATCACCACGATAGGTTTGCCACTCAATTGATGGTGGTATTAAATTCAGGGTTTCCATTGATTTCCTCCAAAGGTTAATCTACCTTAATTGTACAATTGATGTATGTTGACTAACCCTGAAATTATTGCTGCCGTTTTCGCTGGGGCAGTATCCGTCCTTGGAGCCTTCTTTGGCTTTACCAAATGGATGATAAGCAAGTTCCTATCTGAGTTGAAGCCTAATTCTGGGTCCAGCATGAAAGACCAAGTAACACGACTAGAACAACGAGTTGACGACATTTATTCAATACTCGCAAAGGAGCACCATGGCTAAGAATGTATATTACGAAGGCAAACTAATTCCTGTAAAAGATTGGGATTACGATACAAAGCGTCCTAAAGTTAAGGCTAAGAAAGCAGAAGTAATTGCTGAACCTGAAACCCAGGTTGAGGTAATTGTTGAACCAGAAGCAGAGTTTCCAACAGAATAATTAAATTACAAAACCCTCTCCGTTAGTTATCAGACATCTTGGAGAGGGTTCTGCATTTCCTGGAGGCAGTCCAGAAACTTATTACCAGTTAAGAGGCAGCGTTGGTATATTTGTCCATACTCTATCAGTTCCAACTGAGTTTGTAACTACTGTAGCAATCGTGTTAGGAGTTGTCCATCCACCTTGTTGTGAATAAGGAACTGTCTGATTAAAATATTGGCTTGCATCTGTTTGATACTGTAAAGCCATTGGTGTGTAATCATTATCTGCTGCAAACTGTTCTAATGTTATTCTAAACTGGCTAAGGTCGTAATATGGTTGACCTAAATCAATTGTTATTCCAAACATTCTGTATGCAGTTGATGAATCAAATCCTACAGGTCTTAATCCGTAATTAGTTGTGCTTGTATCTGTAAGAGCATAAATCTTTGTGTTTGGTGACAATCCAATTGGATAAACAACATTCCCTGCACTATCTCTATAGCCATTTACTCCAACTTGCTCAGCAAAAGTTATTGGCTTGTCTAATGCACGGTTAGTTCCATTTGATGTTAATGCCTTTAGTTTAGACATTAACGGGAAGAAGTTAATTGGTGCAAGTTTAGCACTTCCTGGGTCCATCAAGATTCTAATATATCTAACTGCTCTGTTTCCAACTGTGCTTGTTACTGTTCCTGGAGTTACAGAAATAGTCTTAGTAGTTGTTGAACTTCCGTATTGGTTTGTAGTTGTTAATGAAACAGTCTTATTTCCACCAGTTGTATAAAGATTTCCAACTATTGGTCTAAATCTGTTTTGACCTGTTGAGCCATCACCAAAGTTCCAAACAAATTCATTACCTGGAATTGTATTTGATGGAATTGGTAGTCCAGTGTAGGTAAATTCAATCAATCCACTGTTAGATGGGTTAACTGCCCAAGTAAAGTCACTTGTTGGCAATGCTCCAGCAACATACTGCTGCTTTGTTATTACTCTATTAACGCCGTAAATATCTGTAATTGTTGCAGTAATTGTAAAGGTTGCTTGTGTACCAAATGTATGTGTTGCAGTTAGTCCTGTTGAGTCTAATGTCCCGTCGCCCCAATCCCAATTAATACTAACAATGTTAGAAGGGTTATCGCAATCAACTGAGAAGTTAAATACTGTATTTGTGTCACCAGTTGAAGGTGCAATAATAATTTCTGCGTTTCCTAGTACTTCTGTTTCAAGGAATGCATTCTTAAGAGCATAAGTAATGTTCCAGTCTTCTGTGTTGATTTGGTGTGTAATACCTACAATTTCGTACTTCTTGTCAATTGTAAGAACATCAATTTCGTGGTAAACATCAATGTTGTCGTATATCTCTATTGTTTTAGCAAGGTCTGGATTAAATCTTCCATTCCAAGATATAGATGTGATATCTCTTTGTGGATAAACTGTTTCGCTAAATACTCTGTTAACAATGGTATCTTTTACTATGCCTCCACCAGTAGGAACTGGGAATAGGGCTAGTTCAAATTGTCTATAGCCTGGACCCCAATCTGTTGTTGATACTGGATTAGATGAAACACCATAATCAATTCCTTGGTTAATCATCTTTAATCTGTTGCAAAGAATATCAAAACCATCATTTAGGATTACATTGAAGTAACCTAGTTCTCCACCTCTTGAATCAAATGTAGCAACTGAAGGATTATTTCGTGGATGTGCTGCACCTGAAACAGACCAATCGTTAACGCCAACTAATTCGTTATCAACATTTGCATAAAGAAAAGCAAGATTTGATGTTGCAAGTTTTGTATAGAAGCCCCATGCACTTGTACCCAATGGTGGATAATAATATGCTTCAGCACCGTTTCCACCTGCACCAATATCAGATGGTGCTTGTGCAGAAACAAATCCAACAACTTCGTAATCGTCTGGAGAAACTGCAGGGTTTGTTCCGCTTGTGTAATCCATTTCCTGAAGGAACATGCTGATAGTCATTGGACCACCAAGTCTGTCTCTAAAACCATCCTGCAAAACATGTGCTTGCATTGTTCCAACCATGTCAATGGCTATTAATTCTATATCTGGTGGTCTACCTTTTGGATTATAAGAAACATTTATATCTATTAATCTACCTGTAAAAATTGGTGTACCGTTTGCTTCAACCTTAACAGTTCTACCTGTACGCAAGTTTGAATTTTCATACGGGTCAACAGAATAAGACCTGCTTAGTAATCTCATGATTCCAGCATCAGGCATGTCTATTGGACTTGTGTATTGTTGAAGTCCTCTTTGAATATCAACGCTTATTATGCCGTCAGTATATTCAACCCAGGTTGCACCTTCTAATACATAAAATTTAATTATGTCTACTGGTCTCATGCGTTAGCACTCACAGTTCCATATTTTCTAAGTGCAGCAGAAACTTCTCTTCCAAGTGCATACGGATCAGTTCCAAGTCCTGCATTAATTGTAATAGTATATGTTGCAGCATTTGCTGATGTTGAGTTAAGTGATGGAACAGCATAATTGCTATTCATTAGTTCGCTTAGTTTTGCTGTTGTAACAACAGTGTCGTCAATAGAAAATTGTTCATTAACTGAATCCCAATCAAGACCAGTTCCTGCAAGTGATGGATAATCTACGGATGCACCCTGAATCTTATCTATAAGGTCTGTCTCAGTTACAAACTGATTAAAGTCTGGAAGATTTAATGTGTCTAAAGTTAAATCAGGAATTACATCTCCAAAGAAATCAGTAAAGTTATTCTTAAGAAAAGATTTTTCTTTTTCCAGACCTCTCCATAAACCTTGGGCAATATTTTTACCTATACCAGCAAAGACTCTTGATGGAGATTTAATTCCAAGTGCTTTCTTTGCCCAGCCTGTAACATTGCCAAACAAATCACTAACTTTCTCTTTTAACCAATTAGCCATGTTTGCAATACCGTTCCAAAGACCCATAACAATATCTTTACCAACTTCAAACATCTTTAAAGGCAGTGTTACATACGCTTCAACAATATCTTTAACAAAACCAATTACCTTACCAGCAAATTCTTTTACTTTGTTCCAAGCCTTTGGAAGATATTCTGTTATTGTTTCCCAAACTTTTTTAACTACATCTACAACAGTATCCCAATTGGAAACTAATAGAATAATCAAGCCAATTACTGCCATGATTGGAATAGCCTTCATTGCTGTGCTTAATAATGTTGTTCCTGTTGCTGCACCTTGAGATACAATGCCAAGTGTAATCAATGAGGTTTTTGCTGATGCAAGGAAGCCAAGAAGAGGTCCACCAATACCTACAATTGCTGCTAATCCAATTAAAAGATTTTGTACAGGTGTTGGTAAACCATCAAATGCTTCAATCATCTTTGTAAGGAAATCAATACCCTTTTCAAGTATTGGCAAAACCTTTGAACCAAGTTCTTCTTTAAAGTTTGCTAATGCTGTTTCAAATTTCTGTGTTGATGTAACATTCTTTTCTGCTGCATCTCCATATTTCTTCTGTGCTGCTTCAATAATAATATCAAGTGCTTTTTGATTGTCTCCAGCCTTTGATGCTGCTTCTGCTTGTGCGTATGTTGCTTCTTCAAGGTCAGGAAATATCTTTGCCATTTCTTTTGCTGATAGTTCTCCATCAACAAATGCTTTTGCAAGTTTACCAGTAACAGCATCTGCAGTTACAGCACCACCAGTATATGCTTCAATATCAAAACCAAGATTAACAATTTCAGCAGATGCAGCCTTTGCATCAGCAGGTAAACGAGAGCCAAGTTGTGTGGCTAATTGTAAAATTACATCATTATCAACTGCAATTTCTTTGCCAAACTTTTCAGCATCAGCAGTAATCTTTGCAAGTGCTGCAGAGCCTTCTCCAAATGTAGTTGTGGCTGCTCGCATTGTTTCTGCTGCTTCTTTAGCCTCATCAATACCCTGCTTTAGAAATGTTACGCCTTGCTTTAAAACAAAAGCAGATGCGGCTGCGCCAGCAGCAGCAGCAGCACCTTTAAGTTTGGAAGACATACCGTCAATTTGACCATTGGCATCATTAATCCCAGAAGTAAGTTTCTTGGTCTCCGCAACAATATCAATCGTTATCTGGTTAGCCATTTTTCTTCCTCCTGTTAAGTGCCGTCACAATTGCACCGTATTCTTCCAGCGTGATATCCCAAAACTGATCTGGCGTATATCCTGTTTCTAAACAGAACTGCGCCATTGCTTTTAGGCTGGATTCACTTCTTTTGGGGCTGTGAATTCAACTCCTGCAAGGTCAGTCAATTCTTGGATTGTCATTCCTTCTGCTTCCTCTATTGTAAGGCCTTCGTTGTTTCGCTTTGCCATCATATACTGCATTGCAAATGCTAACTTTGCTTTGGACTTGCTTTCAGTCCACTCATCCATTGGTAGGTCAAGATACTCTTCTACCTGAGCAAGTTCTTTCCACTTGAGCGTTGACATTAAGTCTTGTTGTTCCATTTTACTGCCTCCTGTTAGTCTAAGTTATACTGTTTTATTGCCTTTTGGATACTATCATTGTACTTTTCAATGATGTAACCCATGTTGTTGTTAACTGCTGGATTCAAATAAGGTTTTGCTTGTTTGTTCTTTGCTGGCCAACCATATTCAATTACTCCTGCATACGGTACTGCTGCACTGCCTGCTAGTATCTGTGCCTTCTCTGCTGAAGGATTACCTTGAACAGAAGAAGCCAAAGCACCAGTTACTCTGGGTGCCATAGCAGAGGCTTTTTGAGATAGATTCGCACTTAGTTCTTTGTTAAGTTCTATGTTTGATTCTAAATCTCTACCAAGTTTTTTAAGTGAGTCTGTGACTTCCTTAACACCTGTGATAGTTATTTCTGCCTCTGCCATGACGACTCCTTATTAGGAAACTACTCGTGTTGGCTTACCATCAAGGATGAAGGTAATGTCGTACACGAAAAATTCGCCTGCTGCTCCACCCAAATCAGGAACTGTCTCTGCATATCCTGTTGCTGTGAAGTGTGGCTCTGATGCTGATGGTGTTGCATTTCCGTGTGGTGCAAAAGTAATGTCTACTGTTGCGCCTGGATTTGCCCATAGTTCAGAGTGTAGTGATGCTGCTGCTGTATCCTGGAATCCAGTTACAGCGCATGTGAAATCTAATGAATCTGTGTAGTCACCAAAACCAAGAGTTCCTACTGCAGATGAGAAAGTAACATTACTTGTCTGACCTGCGTACTCTGTTCCGTCAACTTCAAAGACGATTGATTTGCCTTTAATTCTTGCCATAATCAATTTCCTCCTGTTATGTCTATTGAAATATTTATGTTTGTTGCTAAAAACCTAGAGCCGTTTACCTCTTGGATAAATGGTTTATCTACGGTTAATGTTGTTGCTGTGGTGTACTCCCAAATTGCAGGAATAAGAGTGTCAAGTGTATCGTCAAGATTTTCTGTTTCTGTTTCGTTAGTTGCATAAGGTACTAAGATAAGTACTTTCCAGTTAGATGCATAGTCTGCATCGTATTGGTTTTCATATACAGTAATGAAGTTAGAATCAGGTTCCATAATCGCACAGAGTGGATTAGGTCTTGCTGGTACATACTTATAAACTTTTGAGACACCACCAAGGATGATGGCACTCTCTAGTTCTTCTCTTACTGCTGCTAAATTCATCCGAATCTCACCATATATCTATTAAGTAAAGGATACACACCAACGAGTGGGTCCCTAGCAGTATTGATGGGTGCACCATCATAAGTTGCATATTGAGACACACCCATTGGTGCGTTACGACGATTGAATAGTTCTGAACCAACCTCAAGGTAGCAACGCTTTAGTACACCAACAGGAACTTTGGTAGATGCAATATAACTTGCAACCAAATCCTTAGATGTATCCCAACATTCTTCTACATAAGCATCATCGTTAGATGAAGCACCTACATATGCCTTAAGGTCAGTCCAGTCCATAATCTTCTCCTGTTATCTAATTAGTCTAGTGGGTTAGCAACGATAGTCATTGCCTTTGGTTCTGGAGCAGCGATGCCCAAGTAACCGTACACTGAGAATGAGTTTGTAAGTGTTGTAATCTCTTCGTCGTTTAGACGGAAAGGTGCACCTGCTGACTCGTATGTTGTGAGTGCTGCTGAGTTACCAACATAGAATGAACCACCAGCAAGTGATGGGTCCATTACGATTGGTAGACCAAGAATTGTTCCTGTCAAACCAACTGGGTTGATTGAACCGAATGTGTTCTGTGTCAATCCTGCGTTTGAAAGGATTGGACGGCCTGCTGCATCTACAACCTTTGCAAGAGCCTGGAAGACATCGCTTGAAACAAGGATAACTTCTAGTGCACGACCTGCATTGTTGTTTACATCAGCAGCAGCCTTTGCAAGTGCGCCAATAACTTCATCTGCATCCCATGCTGCAACTGTTGCAGTGTTGAAGTTTGCTGATGCTGTTACAACTGCTGCACGAGCAGCAGCGTTTGTTGCTGAAGCGTACTTAGCAACCATTGCACGGAATGCTGTGTCAACATATGCAATAGATGAACGCTCTACAACCTGGCGTGACATATCTGTGTAACCACCGTATGTCTTGATTGGTGCAGTTGCTGAAGTAAGAGTCAACTTACCGTAGTCAAGTGCATCGCCTTCTGCAGCCTGCTCTCCAACAGCGAGTGTGTTGGTGTTTACAAGTGGGTATTCTACATTCATTCCGTCAGCAGGTAGTGCTGCAGATGATAGAACATTGAATGTTGGACGGCCAGCGTTCAAGATACGAACTGTATCTGAAACCCAAGCATTCTTCATGATTGAGTCTGCTGAGTCTGCGCCTGTGAAACGCTTGTGTAGGTCAAGTGCATCTTCTCTTCCTGCTGCAACTGACTTTACGAACTCTCCGAATGAACGGAATTGTGGAACTACGATTGTTGGTGCCTTTTCTGATGCGATAACATCTAGACGACGCTCCAATTCCTCTGCGTGATTACGAACTTCCTCAATTGCTGAAGTGTAATCAGGTGTTGTGTTTTCCATGGATATTTCCTCCTGATTGGTTTCTTCTCTGACTGAAAGTACTTCAGCCTTGTCGTATGCGGGAAATGCAACTAAGGATACTTCCTTAAGATTTACCTTCTTACGAATTATTGTTTTGTCTTTCTTTTCATCTGTTACTGGAATAAAACCTACTGAGAAAGAACGGATTGCTCCATCCTTAACCAAGTTAAGTGTTTCATTTCCTAAAACTGTGTCTGATATTTTGGCTTTAATCATTAGGCCTTCATCAGATTCTTCCATCTCAGTCACGACACCAATGATGTCTTCGTGGTCACGGAATAATTTAACATCAGCAGTTAGGTCTACTGCGCCTTTTTCAAAACGCTCTGACCAACCTCCGCCAATGTCTATAGTTTGATTAAAAGGAACAGCAATACCTGAAACTTCACGCTTCTCAGCATCTGTTGCTCTTATTTCAAAACTGCGGGTAATCATTTCATTCATAGTCATTACTCCATTTTAGACTACAGGTTGACTGTTGTCAGGATTGTTATCCTCAACATCAACTGTGCCTTCATCTTGTGGTGAATCTGGTTGAACTTCTAAAATCTCAGGCATGCCTTCCATCTCACGGACTTCAGGAATTGTTAAGAATCTATTTGTCAAACCAATTGCATATGACTCGTATCTTGTCTTAACATTTGGACGAAGGAACTCTGTTAAATTAAACTCAGCGTACTGTCCTCTTGGAAGAAGATCAGTGATAGCCTGTTGGATGCGTACAATGTATTGCTGCAATCCATCTTCAAATAACTTTGCTCTGTCTTCGTTACCGTTGACATAAGTCATACCTTGTCCTTCAATACCCATACCAAGATACATTGTTGGCACACCAAACATCATACAGATTTGGCGTGTTGTGAACTTCTGGTTTTCTAGGAATTGTGCTTGCTCAGGGCTAAGTGCAATTGAATCGTACTTAAGACCTGATGAAAGGACTGCAATACTTCTCTCTTGTTGTGATGCAACAAATGCTTCTTTATTTTGCTTTGCTACATCTGCAGAAAGAAATTCTGATGTTGTTAATGTACCTGTTGGTACTGCTGATGTACGGAACCAGTTATCAGCATAGTTTTGTAAATCAAGTGCTGCTCTCAACACTGAACGATGGCGTTGTAATGGTCCTTCTCCAAGTAGTGATGTTGAACTTGGTGCATGCCAAAGTTTAATATGCTTAATTTCATTTGATGAATAATTCTTTCCGTTGTAGGAATAAATAATTCTTCCTTGGCTGTCAGTTGTTATACCAACATCTTGTGGATGAAGATTTGTAATGTTTACAATTCCTCTTTGTCCCCGCTTAATAAACCAATAAGCATTTCCGTATGTTGCCATGTGAATTAATGTTGTGCCAAGCCATTCTGCTTGAGAGATTTGGTTCTCAAGGTCAGGTGTTTCTAACCAAAGTGGTGTTGGCAATGCTGTGTTACCTCTGTAAACATTTACAGGTATCTGCATGATTGCAGTTTCTAATACAGATGTGGCTCTTGATACAGCAACAAGACTTAATGCAGTAGTTGGTGTTACGGCAACTGCTTCTCTTGTTGGTGCAGTGTTTGCTACTCCACGATTCTCAGTGTCTGGAACGAAAGCAGTTTCTGCTATCTCGTAACCAAGTCTGCTAATTATTCTATCTCTAATTGCCATTTACTTCTCCTCAATGTACCATCTGCTGTGGTTTGATTTGTGTTTCCACAAACCAGACGGCCAATACTGTTGCTACTGCTGCATCTATGTCAGTTCCACTATCTTTACGGGCAATCCTCCAGGATTCTCCGCTATTTTTGCGTACTGCTCGCTGCATTTGCAAGGTAACTATATCATCTTGCGGATGAATTAATTCCTTTTTCATAATTCTACTATATGTGTTGTTTGATGCACTAATAATATCTTTAGTACTTGTTGTCTGGACTCTAAATCCCTTTTGCTTTAGGGCAGAAGCCAAGTCACCTAGCA